CTACACGTATCTTCTGTGTGGTAATAAACTGTGTTAACTTAGACAATGATTCCCTCTGACCAGTCTGGAATATCATACCAATCATGCTAGGATTAGCTTTCAAGTATCTCAGTTTAGTTACCATGAATTTCTGTAAAAAATCATCTATTAAAGGAATCATTTTTCACCCTCCTATATTCCGTTAAGGTTATTGGTTAGTATGTCTACAAAAGTTCTTTCTGCAAATGGCATAAGTTTTTCTGCTTCTTTTACACCTTGATATCCTGGGTGCCACCAGCTCATTGGGTCACTCCTGTCACTCACTCTTCTAAAGGTCATATACTGGCTCTGTGTAGCCTTTTGATAGCTTTTTACTATTCTGGTAAGACCATCATAGGTTTTATTCTTCCTCTGGTATCCAGTCCAGCTTTTATCTCCTGCACCTGGGTAGGATAATCTTCCATTATTTTGGAGTTTTTTAGCAGCAGTATATACGTTCTTAGGCATTGGAGCACCATACATAAAGCTGCCTGGTGTAGAGTGCCTTAAAGGTACTGTTATATACCATCCGCCATTCTTCTTTTGCTTGACTCTGCTAGATTTTCCCAAGCCTACCTTTATGTCGAATGGACCAAATCCTGTCTCTAACATATTAGGGAATTTTCCCTTCAGTTGTACAGCACCTGCAAATCCATCTGAGCCTAAAGGATAAACTATGGAATCAAATCCAAGTCCTTGTAAATATAGAGGTCTTGAACTCATCAACTTTCTCTGGATGTCCGTTTGCCATCTATCCCTAATAATAGCAAGGCTTGTTTGTATGGATGATTGAATGGCTGCTGTAATCTGTGGTGATAACTGGTCATTGACCTTTAAGTCACTAACATCTACAGTAACAGAAAAGCTCATATTACCACCACCTTAGATTACAGTACCTTCTCCATCACTTATAGGCTCATTCTGTTCAGGTGTTTCTGTATTAGGTTCTACATTATCAACAATTTCTTCTCTAGGTTCATCAGGGAATGGCTCTGGAGTCTTCACCTTGTACATAAAGTCCTCCCTGACTATCTTGTACTGCTTAGGTAACTCCCTGAATGTTTCCTTTGGAGAATGTCTATCTGATATAGTTGCCCTTATTTCGTGCAGAAGGTCATCTACCAGATAGCTTGGAGTAGTGTAGTATAACAAACTCATATTGGTTCCATCGTACTTCTTAGCTAATTCTACATCCTTCCATTTCAAGTGGAATTTATCTTCTGTCACCTCAAAGTCAATGTGTTCCTCATACTCATTTTCTCCATCAGCCATGAATATAACTGACTTTATATCACGATAAGTCTTTGGGCTGATTCCTAATCCATCTTCATCATAATTCCAGTGAATTACCTCAGAAAATGTACACTTAAAGTCTGGGAATATCAACCTATCATGAAAACCCATAATGATATCTGCCTTGGGTGTGATATATGCAGTGCCTGGTTCTCTCAGCATCAGGGTGTCTAACTTATAGTCAGACATAATGCTGGTGACTGCCACACGAATGGGTTTTCCGTCCATATACCTGTATCCGCTGCCACCACATATTGGGCAAGTGAAATCTGGTTGACCGCTGTCTCTGGAAACACATTTACATACGCAAGCACGTTCCCATATGGCATCTATTCCTCTGTCATCTATGAGTTTATCATATAGTTCTTCGTATAGATTCACACGTGCCATGGGTTAATCCCCTTCTTTCTTCCATTTTTCGTAGTCTGACTTATACATCCATATATATAGCCTTTATGATAGTTCTGTCTATTTTTACAACAGTTCCTTACTCCTTCTTCAGAAAAATTTTCATTTATTACTTCTTTCAAATATGAGTATTCTTTAACAAATTGGTACTTTTTATTAAGTTGCACTACAGCTTTTGCTTGTGAGTTATTACCACCAGAGGAATCTACATGATTGTTTTTCATTTTTAATCTTTCTTCAAATGTGTGCTTTCTTCCAAAAGTGGGACTTAAATATCCTGATTTTCCATACATAGGGTTATTCTCTCCTATAAACCTATGGTCTTCATACATAGGATGGTTTTTACCAGCAATATGTGGACTTGTTTCTATTATTCTTAGCCTTTGATATTCTGGCATTTTCTTACCATATAGCGGATGTTTTTCTCCACTTGAGAATCCTTGTCCTCCTGTAGCCACGTTATACCACTGTGAACTTTTTACACACCCTAAGACATCTATCCACCAAATCTCTTTCTGATTTAATTCTTCCTTAGTTTTAGCCCAGTCTATAGATTCACACTTAAAATTATTAGCACCATACTTTTGTATAGCCTTTTTTAGTATTACTCCAGAACCTAAATATGAATTATCTAGGGATTTACTAGAATGTTGACCTAAATATAATTTTCCTGTTACTAAATTAGTAGTTATATAAATATAACCATAAGGTTGTTTTATGGTACTAATAAGGTTTCTGGGTACAAATATTGGATTTCTAATCATTTAATGCCTCCTATCAGACTACTACCATTCGTATCCCTCCAAAACGCATCCGTAGGGCAGGAAGTATACGTTCATCAAGGTCTTTAGCGTATTCCTGTACACGTGCACTGGCACCACCAAACCAATATAAGCCTTAGCTTACATCCGACTATATCACATACTCTAAATTTCTGTTACCAAAATTTAGAGTACCCTTGCACTTGGGTGATAGATTTCTCTACCATGTGGTCTTTTACACCACTCCTACTCTACTTGCTTCGTGTAGAAACTCTACCTTATTTTCAACTCAGCCTATCCTAAGATATTTATGTATTTCTACAAATGCTGAATTTCTAGCTTTCGATACTCTGTTGACCTTCCTATTCTCATAGGCTTGGCACAGGATTATTCATATGTCTAGCATATGACCTTCCCTGTTAGCATACTGTTTAGCTGTCATTTCCTACAGTTACTATCCGTACAGTATACACCCTTTGTATAAAGGTTCACAAGGTTTTCTTAATCAGTCACCTGACTAAGCCACATTTCCTATGGCACTCTGAGTGGTACCTATGGATTGCGAAATTCCATCCACACTCACACTTTGTGATGCAATTCCTGCACCAATAATGAGGTCGCCCCACACATTCAAAATACCCATTGATGCTCTCTTAAAAATTGCCTCTTTAAGCAGTGCAAGCGGCATGGACGGGTCATTTTCATCAATTCCAGCTTCATACTCAACTTCCCACAGCATTGGTGCATATGCCCACTGTGACTGAAAACCGAACAGCATTCCAGTCTGTCCAATAATCAGGCTGTTAGCTGAACCTGCTGACGGAAACAGAGTAATCTGACCAGTGAGCTTATCAAGCTGCACCCAGTCAAGCGGTATCTCCACTGATGGCTTATTGCCGTACATCAGGTGAAGTTTCTTAACCTCTCTAACAGGGTTGTGAGCCAGCTGTATGAAACCCCAATTCTGATAGTCATTCCTTATGTAATCATGTCTCTCAGTAAAGTCTGTCTTAGTTATCACTATGTCCAGGAGGTTCTGCATGTAATCCACTGCTGCGTTGAGGTAGTGTATAAACAGTTCCTCTGGAAGTGGGTTGCCATTAGAATCAGATAAGTCAATACCGAAAAGGTATTTCTCCCTGATATCCTTAACAGAGACTGAATCCCATGCTATATCATCTAGGTAGTTACCCACCTTCATTCCTACAGCAGCAAAATCCAGTTTATAATGATAGTGTACTCCTTCATAGTCTACGATTATAGTTGCTTTGTTCTCATGGTTAGATGCGTTACCAGCATTAAAGTAGAAGGTCTTATATGTTACACCATCTACCTCTTGTTCGCTATCTGGTTCAGCAGCTTCCATAGATAAGGTTTGTTCATCTGTCAAGTCACCCCAAGATATATACACCTTAGAGTTGTCTATGAGCCTAGAGTCAATGCCAATTCCTATCCAAAAACCCTTAACACCATTACCAGCAGTGTGCTGAATAAGGTCTGTAGTAATCAGAGAAACATTTATATCCCTATCAACTACTGTACTAGACAGAGTATACATAGAGTATAAGATGTCTCCGTGTACTTCTCCTGCTACGTCATGAAGATTAGCAGGAATGGGTTTAAGCAGGAATGGCTCTTCCTCTGGAGTAATAGGTGTTACTGTTGTGCCTAAAGGCTTCATATTACTCTACCTCCTTTTATAAAATAACCTCCCATACTAAGATAATATGGGAGGTTATCATACATTATTCAGATTGTTATGCCATCAGAATAGCTATGATTTCGTCCTTTTTGCTGGCGTCACCAATGTCAATTCCGTTGTCCTTGGCAATCTTGCGGAGTTGGGCTACATTTTTGGTATTGAGTTCTTTCTCATCGAATTTAGCCTCAACCTTTTCCTCTTGCTGTGGCTCTGGCTGCTCTATTTCACTTTCCTGAGTGTCAGAATCCTCCTGCTTGACTTCCTCTTCAGGT